CCCGCACAGCGAGAAAGGACTACATTAACCATTTCCGGCAAGAAAAACCACTCGAAGGCGTTTACTTTACGAGTTTTATCCGGGACGTTCTTGAAAAGCGAAGCAGACGTAAGTCTGAACACTATGCCGCTGTTTACGATGCGATCATTAAACACATTGATAACTTCTCATTAGAGTTTGATTGTGACATTTATACCAATTCCGTTACGGCTGAGTTTCTGGACGATTTTATAATCTACCTAGAAGATCAGGGACTCCGGCACAATACGATTGTAGGTTATATCCTAAAGATTCAAACACTCATTCGCCGGGCATCTCAATACAACTGTGCGGTAGATAACACCTACGATGAAATCGAACTACGTACAGAGCCGACTAATGCCGTGTTCCTGTCAATGAATGAGATTACCCGTATCTACTACTACAAGTTTGTTAAGCAGGATAAGCGGAAAGCAAAGGAGAGAATTAGAGACATGTTTGTATTGGGATGCCTTACTGCTTTGCGCTACTCTGATTATTCAAGATTGACAAGTCAAAACTTAATAAATAACTATATTATGATCCGAACAAAGAAAACCAACGTTGATGTGAAAGTCCCGGCTCACGATTATGTGAAAGAAATATTCGCAAAGTATGGTGGATTTGTGCCCTGTGGTTTATGTATCCAGTACTTCAATAAATATCTGAAGGTGATAATGAAAGAGATTGGGCTTAATGACCCGGGTACTTACTCATTCACCAAAGGAGGCAAGATCATCACAATTACCCGTGAAAAGTGGGAACTAATATCTAGCCACACAGCTAGGCGTTCAGCGGCAACCAATATGTATCTAACCGGTCGGATGAAGACGCTGGAAATAATGAAGCTCACCGGACACCGGACAGAACAGAACTTCTTCCGGTATATTCGACTAACAGGTGACGATACTGCCCGGTCCATTTCGGGAGATATGTTTTTTAAAAAGTAAAATCAATAACTAATATGGATAATAATATTGACCAGAACTTGTATGCTGAATCAATGAAAATGGCATTACGAGTAGATTTTCTTGCTAATAGTGAGGAATTGAGATTATATGCAACTTCTATCTATAACGCTTCAATATGGAGCAAAGAAGTAGACAAGAGAAATAAAGCCATTCTCAAAAGGAATAGGGCTTTAAAATAGAAAGGGAGAACCAGCGAGCACGACCAAGCTTAATTCTCCCAAATCTTACACGATTATGATGCAAATATACTATTTACTTTTAAAATAATCGTGCTATGATAAAAGAATTTTCAGTAGTTTCGGAACTTAAGGCTATACGTGAACAAAAATCAAGGCTTTCAGAGAGAGAAAATGAATTATCGGCACCAGTGCTGTCGGATTTGGAACTTATCCCAGTGATATACGAATGGTTCAAAGATGTATTGTCTGAGATGGCTTTCCCGCCACAGGCAGAATGTATTACACAAAGAAAGAAGTTTATATTTATCATTCTTTTCCTTTATGCTCCCAGTGTATTGGCCGGTGGAAGAATGCCAAAAGGACTTCGGGATAAGATTGCCGAAGCGGTAAATATCAGCGATAAAACATTTATTTCCCACAATATCGAAACTGTGGTTGTTCTCTACAATAATTATAAGGACTTTCGGAAGGATATAGAGTATATTTACACTGGAATTGTATCTCGGTTGAAAGACAATGGTATGATAAGAATAGATATACGATAGCTATGGGTTTATCAATAAAACAGGAAAACTTTTGCAATTACTATATTGAGTGCGGAAATGCGTCCGAGGCTTATAGGCGTGCATATTCTTGCTCAAAGATGAAAGAAAAACAAATTTGGGAAGAATCATCTAAACTATTAAATAACCCAAAGGTTTCCCAAAGGATAAAAGAGCTTCAAGAAGAACAAAAAAAAAAGTCTGATATAACCAAAGAAAAGATACTAGAGGAATTATCTAATATCGCTTTTTCTTCTATAGCAAATATGCATAATAATTGGGTAGAAAGAACCGAATTTGAAAACCTTACTCCTAGGCAGAAGTCTGCAATAAAAAGTATATCAACTAAGATTTTAAAAAAGAACATTGGGACAAATGATGATCCAGAAATTGTAGATGTTGAATATGTAAAGATTGAACTTCATGATAAGCTAAAAGCTATTGAACGCATTTGTAAGATGTTTGGTTGGGATGCTCCGGAAAAGATGGATGTAACTTCTAACGGATCGTCCATAGCACCTCCAGCTAACGTTAATGTCAATGTGGTTTATAATAAGAAAGAGGATTTAGAACTTCAGGATAAACAAATTAATTTGAATAAAAGTGGAAGTTGCTAATTTAAATATAAGTTGTACTCCTGTTTTTCACCGGGCGATGGTTGCTTTAAATAGCAATAAGTTTAATGTATATGTGTTTGAAGGAGGATCACGATCCTCAAAAACATATTCGCTGATACAATTTTTTATTGTTTATGCAATTAGTAACTGGCAGCGACCAAATCGTATTGTAATAGCAAGAAAGAAAAGTACCTGGTTATCTTCTACTGTATGGACAGACTTTAAAAATATACTTCTTGAGATTGGCTTGTATAATGTATGTAGGATAAACAATACCCTAAAGACTATTCAGATGTATTCTACTTCATTTGAATTTGTTGGGCTTGATGATGTACAAAGATTGCATGGATTGACTACTGATATTTTTTGGATAAATGAGGCGATGGAAGCCTCTAAAGATGATTTTGACCAATTAGAACAGAGATGTGCACGTTTCTCTGTTCTTGATTACAATCCTTCTGCAGAAGAGCATTGGATTTATGAAAATGTGTGTCCTCGTGAAGATTGCTTCTTCGATCACTCTACTATGCTCGATAACCCATTTATACCGGCTAATATGAGGCGAAAGATTGAATCTTATGAACCAACAGAGTATAATTACTCACAGGGTACTGCAGATAAGCGTAAATGGTTGATATATGGCTTGGGTAAAAGAGCTAAAATTGAAGGACTTATTTTTGAGAACTATACTGTTATAAAAGAAATTCCTATCTGGGTTAAGAGAAGATGGTATGGTCTTGATTTTGGCTACACAAATGACCCCACGGCTTGTTCTGAAAACGGCTTTTTAGATAATGCTATATACATTGATGAAAAGTTTTATAGAACCAATATGCTTTCTTCTGACATAATCAAGGAGTTTAAACGGATGCCTAAGCTCAATATATGGTCAGAGAGTGCCGATCCTCGCCTTATCGCTGAAATATATAATGCAGGATTTAATATAAGACCGGTAAATAAATATCATGGATCTGTGGAGGCAGGCATAGATTTTATGAAATCGAAGAAAATATATATAACAGAGGGGTCTATAAATGCTAAAAAAGAACTTGACAACTATACATATCAACAAGATAAAAATGGGAAATGGCTGAATATTCCAGTAGATGATTTTAATCATATAATTGATGAGGTTAGATATTGTTGCATGATGGAGTTGATGGGAAGAAAATCTATATCAAAAGGGTTGGAAGCGTTTAATCATTAAAAATATAACATTATGACATTAGAGGATATTTTAGCATTAGAAGACGTAGATCAGAAGATCGAATATTTGAAGAAAAGGCGTAAAACGGAGGAACCTAATACCGGTGAAAACTGGAAAGATTGGAATGCTGATTTGCATGAAATCATTGTGGATAAAGAAAAATACCCGGACATCGAAGTTGTTGAAGAGAAGGAAAGGGAAGAATGGAATGATAGTACCGGTCAAAGCACTACTATCCCAGCTAAAAAACGTACAGAGCCGTGCAACCGTATATCAATCCCGCTGGAGCAAGATATAACCAATATTCAAACAGCATTTACAGTGGGGGTTGAGCCTAAAATGGATTGTGCTCCGTCAAATGATGATGAAAAAGGGTTATTTTATGCTATCCAGCAAGTATTGAAGAAGAATAAAATAAAGTACCAGAATAAACGTATAGTCCGTTCCTGGCTTTCTGAACAGGAATGTGCCGAATACTGGTATGCAGTCAAAGATGATTCGTTCTGGACTAAATTCTGGAATAAAATACAGAAGGCTTTCGGAGGAAGTGTGAGGCCGCAAAATAAGCTCCGAAGCGTAATATGGTCGCCATTCAGGGGAGATAAACTTTATCCTTTTTTTGATGATGCCGGAGATTTGGTCGCCTTCTCACGTGAATATAAGAAGAAAGACCTGGACGATGTAGAAATAGTATGCTTTCAAACTGTTACCGCTACCCATGTTTACCAGTGGGAAAATACGAATGGGTGGGAAGCGGTAGAGGAGAAGTCTTTCAGGCATGGGTTTAAAAAGCTCCCTGTTTTATACGGTTATCGCCCGGAGACTTACTGCCATAAGATAAAGACTATACGTGTACGCATAGAGAAGATATTATCAAGCTATGCCGATTGTATAGACTACCACTTCTTCCCGTATTTAATGCTCTTTGGGGACGTGTCAGGCTTTACAGGGAAGAAACGCAACAGAATCATACAATTGACCGGAGATAAGGCAAACGCTCAATATCTGACCTGGAATCAGGTTCCTGATACGGTTAAATTGGAACTCGAAGGGCTTACTAACAGGGCGTACGATCTGACGAATACTCCACGTATATCACCGCAAGAGTTGGAAGGTCTTGGAAATGCCATTTCGGGGAAAGCGTTCAGGTATATTTTTATGGGTGCGCACATGGCGGTATCTAATCATGCGGAAGTAATTGGGGAGTTCTTTCAACGGAGGGTAAACTTCTTGGTATCAGCTTTGGCGGATATTAACCCATCCGAATTTGACAAGGCGTCCCAGACTATTGATATTGATGTAGATTTAGTTCCATATATGATTGATGATATTGATGAACGGGTAACAACGGCAGTTAGTGCAATAGATGGTAAAGTATGGTCCCGGAGAGAGGGTATTTTGTTTGCCGGTAATGCCGAAAGGGTGGATGAAGTCCTGAAAGAGATTGAGGAGGAAGAACAGAAAGAATCTTCTGAATCAGTCAAAAAGGACAATTTTTAGGGTGTGTGGTCGGAAAAATTCCGAGGGTTATACAAAAATCATAGGAAAAATAGAACAAAATATTTAATAATATGAACGATTTAGTATTTAAAGGTGAGAACAACCAAGCGCTAACAAGTAGCTTGTTGGTGGCTGAAAAGTTCGGGAAAGAGCATAAACATGTTTTAGATGCTATTAGGGAACTTATACAGGGGTGTGCCGAAAATTCGGCTGACCCCATGTTTGTTGAAACTATTTATGTTAACGAACAAAATAAGCAAGAATACCCAATGTTTATAATGAATCGTGACGGTTTTACTTTGCTGGCTATGGGATTTACAGGGAAAAAGGCTATGCGCTTTAAACTTGATTATATTGCAGCTTTCAATGCGATGGAAAAAGCTCTAAAGGAAAAGCTGAAGCCATTATCCCAACTTGAAATACTGGTCCAGTCCGCACAAGCTTTGCTTGAACAAAGCAAACGGATTGAAAACGTAGAAAAGAGGCTGGACGCGATGGAGCAGGA